GTTTTGATTTTGTCGTGCGACTCTCGCACAAAAAGCGATCTTTTAACCAACTTTAGCCGGCTAATTATGCTATAATACCCTCATGGCTGACTTAATTACACAGAGCGAAATTGCTCGCAGAGCGGGGGTAGCCCCTGCGTCTATCAACAAAGCATTAAAACCCGGCAAAGCCCTAGCGCCTGCCATTGTAGGAAAAAAGATCGATGCGGACCACCCGGCGGCGATTGCGTATATCGCATCAAAAACGGGAAGTGTGCACGCGGCTACTACAAAACCGGCGACGGTAGCTGGGCATAGGGCGAAGAGTGAGAGTCGGAAGATGATGTCCGGACACGCTATCGACCCAGAGGGGATCCCAGATAACATACAGGAGTTCGCGGACTGGACGATCCGAGAGATAATAGCCCACTTCGGTACGGATTATAGATTTGTGGATTATTTACGGGCACTTAAAGATATCGAGGTTATCGATGAACGTAGAATTAAGAACGCAAAAGCTAAGGGGGAGCTGGTAAACCGCGATCTCATTGCTAAAGGGATAATAGAGCCGATAGACTCCGCCCATAGAAAAATGCTAACTGACGGATCCAAGACGATAGCTCGTAGAAGTGTGGCTATGGCTGGAGCGGGTAAAGAAGTGGAGGAAGTAGAAAAGTTTGTCGCAGAACAGATCAGCTCTTTTATAAAACCGGCAAAAGCAAAAATAAAGAGGACATTAGAAAATGTCGGGAATTAATAATATAGGGCTAGATTGGCTCATAGAGCAAGCCGTTGCCCTCACAGAAGAGATCCACCGAGTCACTCCGTCTACGTTTAACGAGGAGTATAGATATTTGCCGGAGTCGGTTACGTCGATGCCGGGGTATATCCGCTACGACGTCAACCCGTATATGAGAGAAATAATCGATTGTTTTGATGTGGACTCTCCTGTACGTGAAGTGAACCTTAAAAAAGGCGTACAGATTACTTACACCACCCTACTAGAGTCTGGGCTTTTGTATTACATGGCTCATGTTAAGACACTCCCGTGTATGTTTGTGACAGCAGATAAAGAACTGGCTACCGCTCGTATCGAAAATAATATTATACCTATGGTAAATCAGTCTGGTTTCGGAGATATAATCCAATCGAGCGATGAGGGTAATAGCCGTAAAACAGGTAAGACTGCTAACCATATCCAATGGTCGGGCGGAGGATACCTAGTACCGGGCGGGGCGCAAAACGCCAATAAAATGAGGATGTATTCGATAGCGGTAATGCTAAAAGATGAAATAGACGCATGGCCGGATACCGTAGGTAAAGACGGGGACCCGGACTCCCTAACGGACGACAGGTGCTCGGGGTATTGGGAGCGTCGTAAAATATTCAGAGGGTCTACTCCCCTAATTAAAGGCTCCTCAAAGATAGAAAAGCAGTTCAAAAGAGGGGATCAGCGAAAATATCAAGTCCTATGTAAAAAATGTGGATTTCCACAGGAATTGAGGTGGTCGTACGGTGAGGGGGAAGTCGGTGGCTTCTATTGGGAAACTGAGGGAGGTATCCTGGTTCCCGAGTCAGTACAGTACCGCTGTAAAGAGTGCGGGGAACCACATTTTGAACACGATAAAGAGCGATTATTCTCAGAAGATTACGGAGCCCACTGGAAGCCTACCGCTAAACCAGTAGAACCCGGGATCAGGTCGTACCATCTCCCAGCGCTATACTCCCCTATCGGGATGCAGCCATGGTATAAAAGCGTAGGCGCATATTTGGCGGGATTTGACCACGAAGAGCGAAAAATACGGGATATAGCTAAGTACCAAGTATTTTATAATAACGTTCTAGCCGAGCCTTTCGAGATAATGGGGTCTAAGATCCGATTTACCACGGTATCACTACACCGTAGAGCCGCGTATAGACTCGGCCAAATACCAAATAGTTACGCCGAGCAATACAGCGGGGGACCTATTCTATTCCTCACGTGTCAGGTTGACGTACATAAATCGTTTTTAGCTGTGGCTGTAATGGGCTGGGTACGTGACTCTAAGCCTTACATAATCGAGTATTTACGTTTAGAAGACGACGACTGCGGAGAGTCTACTAGTAAAGTTTGGGGACAGCTCAGGGAACTTATCGAAGAGAAACAGTATATCGCCGACGATGGTAAAAAATACAAAATAATTATGACTTTTATAGACGCGGGTTTCGCTAACGATACGGTCGTATCTTTTTGCGCAGACTATGCGTCCGGGGTAGTACCGATCTTAGGGCGGGACCGCCCGGGTAAAACCAATAGGGTTAAAGAGTTTTCGGAGTTTACTACTCAAAGCGGTACTAAAGGCTACACTATTACAGTCGACCACTATAAAGACCGTTTAGCGCCGGTGCTACGTCGGGAATGGACAGAGGATGCAGGTACGCAAAAAGAGTATCATTTTAATGCACCTATAGACATCCCGGATAAAGCACTTAAGGAGCTTACGGTAGAAACTCGTAGGGAAAAAACAGATCCGAATGGAAACACCCTCTACTATTGGCACCGCCCGGGTAACGCTCGTAATGAATTGTGGGATTTACTTGTATACGGGCACGCTGCGGTAGAAGTAATAGCGTGGAATATTTGTATACAGCATTTTAATTCTAAAACAGTGGAATGGGATCAGTTCTGGGAATATTTAGAACAAAAAGAGCTTTATTTCGAAAATTAAAAAGATCTATGTTATACTTATGAGGTCAGACCATGACTAAATTTCAATTTTTAATTAGATTGAGGGGGCCCATTATTCTCCATGGGCTCTCTGAATTTAATAAAAGGGGGCGGTGGTGACTACTGCATTTTTACAGGCACGTATTACGGCTACGCAAAACCAGATAGCAACATTAGAAAATGCGGCCGCGGACATATCGTCTGGGGCAATTCAGTCTTACACGCTCGATACGGGGCAGTCTCGTCAGACCGTAACTAAGTCAACTATAGACATCATAAATAAGACGTTAGACTCCTTATATAACCGTTTAGCGACTTTAGAAGCTAGACTTAACGGAGGGACCGTGACAGTGGGGCCAGCATGGTAGATACGTGGACAAGCCGAATGTTTAAATCGGGGGCAGTAGAGGCTGAGGCAACGGAAGATCAAGCAACGAAAAACCCTACTATTTCAGTAAATGACTTATATAACTATTCTGAAAGCCATAACGGGGGTTATTCCAGTGTACCGTGGGGCGGAGATAAATTCTACAGCGGTTTTGGTATTACTAAAGATTACAGCATAGTAGATTATACCCTCCTCCGTATGCGTTCTAAGCAACTATTTACGGAAAATCTCTACGCACGCGGCTTAATCCGCCGTTTAATCACAAATGAGATCAATAAAGGTTTAGCTCTGGAAGCTACTCCAGACGCGGGTACTTTAGGCATAGACCCGGAGATTTTAGGGGATTGGGCGGAGTTTATAGAGCGCCGTTTTGCTATTTGGGGCAAAAATCCGACTCTTTGTGATCACAAACGCCAAAAAACATTCGGGGCTATCCAAAGACAAGCGCGTATGATGGCATTAGTATCCGGCGATGTTCTGATAGTTCTACGTCAAGGTAAAGCAGGACTCCCTACTATAGAGCTGATAGACGCCGATAATGTAGAAAATCCCCTATCTGATAAATTTTACAGAGCCGCAGAAGCTAGAGGGAATAGTATTGTTCACGGTGTAGAAGTTGATCGTAATGGTAGACACGTAGCTTTTTATGTAAAACAAGAGAGAGGAGATCCTGTTAGGGTAACAGCATACGGGGCGCGTACGGGAAGACGTCAAGCGTGGTTATATTACGGTACGGAACGCATGGTGGATGACGTAAGAGGTCAGTCCCTCCTAGCTTTAGTGGTTCAGTCGCTTAAAGAAGTAGATCGATACCGTGACGCCGAGCAACGGGCCGCGGTCATTAACTCCATGATAGCTATGTGGGTTAAAAAATCAGAAGATAAAATGGGGACACTCCCAGTTACGGGCGGGGCTGTTCGAAAAGATACGTATACTACCCAAGACGATAGCCAAGGGCGTAAAGACGTGGAATTTTCTGCTAATCTCCCCGGAATGGTAATGCAAGAACTACAAACGGGGGAAGAGCCGGTCAGTTACGATACACGTCGCCCTAATGTAAACTTCGGAACTTTCGAGGCTTCAATCATAAACGCGATCGCTTGGGCTAACGAAATTCCACCGGAAGTTCTAACTCTGGCGTTCCAAAATAACTACTCAGCGAGCCGCGGGGCGGTAAATGAGTTTAAAATGTATTTAGATAAAACCCGTCCAATGCTCGGGGAAGAATTTAACGATCCGATATATCAAGAGTTTTTAGTTTCGGAAGCTCTTGTCGGTACGGTACGTATGCCGGGCTTTTTAGAGTCAAGACAGAACGCTAATCAATGGGATATTTTAGGGGCTTGGACGTCAGCGGACTGGTCAGGGGCTATTAAGCCTAATGTGGATTTATTAAAAGAGGCCAAAGCATATCAAGTATTAGTCCAAGAGGGCTGGATTACCAGAGAGCGGGCGGCTAGGGAGCTTACAGGTATGAAGTATAGCAAATCTATTACGGCCCTAGCCCGCGAAAATGAACAGTTGGCGGCGGCTACGGAGCCTTTAATTAAGGCGGGTATAGTAAAAGACGAAAACCCCGACCTAGTAAATTATTTAATCGAAAACGAGGAGTAAAAAATGGCTAACCCGGTAATAGAAGACTGCCCAGAGGGCGAATGGACTTTAGTGGCAACAAATGAAACGGCGGGAGTAATTCACGCTCTAAAAGATGAGGCTAAGTACCTACAGACCTATAGAGATACCGGCGAGGCGGCACCCACAACGATAGATGAGGGCGCAAGGTTTGAGGGGCAGTTAAACATTTCAGCCAGCGCAGGAATAGACGTTTATATATGGTGTCAAGTGACAGCCGGAAAGGTTAGGGTAGACCTATGATAGTAGGAAACGGGGGTTTTAAAGACGTACAAGGTAAATACCCAGGCTTAACTAGCTTATCGGAATTAACGAGGGCTATCCATGAGGGGAAAGCTTTTGCAATAGGGACAGAGGGGGAGATAGCTGCGTCCTCCTCTGTTTACTTATTAGGGAAGTCAGGAGATAAGCAAATTCACTTTGACGAGTTTATAGCAGATTTTAGTCAAGGAAATATCCGTATTTCCCTATATGAGGATACTATCGTATCCGCAGACGGTACCCCTGTTATCCCATCAAATATGAATTTCGCGTCAACTAATGAGGCTACTCTTAGTGTATTTTCAGCGCCTACAATCACAAGCAACGGGACGTTAAAACAGCCTCCTAAATTTTTACCGCTAACGGGTGGAGGGGCTAACGTTTCCCCGAGCCAAGGAGGGATCGCTAAAGGCCGTGTCTTAAAAAGAAATACTAATTATTTGATTAGGATAGAAAATTTAGACGCAAATACCGCGGTTACTTTCGGGGCCATTTTAACGTGGCACGAGTCCGACGTAGTTTTACCTTAGGAGTATGAGAAATGAAAACAATTAATTTACACGGCGTAGTAGGCTGGGACATAAACGCTAAAGAGTTCGGCGAAGAGTTAGACAACACTACAGGAGATATCCTCCTGGACCTCAACTCTGGGGGCGGATATATTACGGATGGAGTCTCTATTTTTAATAAAATAAGAGGGTATAATAAAGGTACAATTACGGCGAGAGTATCTTATGCGGCGTCTATGATGACTCAAATCGCGCTAGCGGCTGACGAGGTCCAGGTATACGATAATTCTATCTTTATGATACATAATGCGCAAGGTGGCGCGTATGGAGATTATAGAGAGCTGGATAAACGTAGTAAGGTGCTTAAATCTATGACTAATATGTTAGCGAAAACGTACGAGAAAAAGTCAGGTAAAGCAGCTGACGAAGTTCTGGAAATGATGAACGACGATACTTACCTCTTCGGTCAGGAAATATTAGACCAAGGGTTCGCGGATAATATTCTCGAGTCGGAGAATGACGAAAACAAATCAAAAGACGAGGCGATAGCGCACGCCAGCCTACAATTAGAGGCGGCAAATAAGGCCTTAAAAGAGGAAAATGTGTCTATCGAGGCGCTATCTGCGTGCATAGGGGGTTGTAATTTAGAAAAATTAAGTTATAATAATGCACCGGAGGCACCAACTCGAGACCAAGGCGAGGGCAGCGGTCCCTCTATAAATTCTAACAAAGGAGACGGAATTATGACGATTTCAGAACTAAGAGAAGAACACCCGGGACTACTCGCGGAAGCAGTAGAGCTGGGAGTTAACCAAGAGCGCGAGCGCGTGGTAGCACATTTAACAATGGGCGAAGCGGCCGGCGATATGGAGCTAGCAACAGCAAGTATTAAAGACGGTGCGGAAATGAGCGCAACTGTTAACGCCAACTATTTAGCGGCGTCAATGAAGCGTACGGAGTTTAATAACCGTGCAGGTGAAAATGTACCGGAAATGAACACTCCAGCAGGCGGAGACGCTACAGCGGGGGACGCTATGGCTGCAGAGGTAGCTAAACTGCTAGGAGTTGAAGATGAGTAACATTACTATTACAAATATAGATAACGGGACACCATTTATCAGTTGCGGGGAGTTTGAGGACGGTGTTCTTAACTTTGCTGGGGCTGGTACAGTTTTAGAGGGCACTATCTTAGCGCGTAAAGCAGTAGCTGACGCGGTTACGGTAACGGCTGGTACAAATACAGGTGACGGAACAGTAACCCTAGCAACAGTAGCGGCGGGTAGTGTCGTACCTTTAGTAGGGGGTTATACTCTTACAGTTACTACAGTGGTAACTAACGGAGGTATCTTTAATCTAGTTGACCCTAACGGTGCTATTGTGGCTACAGGTTTAGAGATGACAGCGGGTGCAGGTGCCGCTACTATATTCGAGGTAGCGGGCTTACAGTTCACAGTAACAGACGGGGCAACAGACTTTAGTGTAGGTGATAGCTTCACTCTTACAGTTGCAGCCGTTGACAAATATGTACCTTTTGCAACAGATGGAGCAGGCGGCGCTCAAATTCCTAAAGCGGTTCTTACGTATGATGTAACAGCTACAGGAGCGGGAGACGTTGCTATTCGTGCAGGTATTGAGGGCTACGTAAGAATTGATAAGTTAATTATAGATGCGGACGGAGACGGATCTAATATTACTAACGCAATTTTAGATCAATTACGTGATTATGGTATTACACCTCTTACGGTGTCAGAACTAAATATCTTAGATAACCAATAAGGGAGAAGAAAATGAGTAATGCAGTAACTAAAGTAATGCTAGGCGGCTACCAGTCGCGCCGTATGCCGACTACATTCCTGGCAGGGATGTTTCAAGCTCCGGCAGAGAACTATCACTCTTCGGAAGAGGTAGAGATCGATATTATGCGTAATGGAGAGGACATTTCCATCGCTATTATGGATTTAACTACAGGTGCACGTTTAAATATTGAAGATGATTTTACAAATAAATCATTTACCCCACCTATTCATAAAGAAAAAGGATCGATCCCGGCTTCTAAACTTATTAAACGTGAATTTGGAGAGGACCCTTTTATGAGTCCGGATTTCCAAGCAAATGCGATCGCCCGCGGTACGCGTCTCGTTACAAAAATGGGTGATAAAATTATCCGTGCGATTGAGCAGCAGTCTGCCCAAGTTTTAACAACTGGTACAGTAACGCTTACGGACGAAAATGGAGCGTCGGTATATACTATCGATTATGCGCCGAAAACTACACACTTTCCTACGGCAGGGGTAGCATGGGATAATGCTTCGTCTACTAAGCTTAAGGATATAGAGGACTTAGCTAATGTAGTTCGTTCGGACGGTTTAGACGATCCAGATATGCTTATTATGGGAGAGCGTGCATACGAGTTATTCATCAATGACTCAGATGTAAAAGACAAAATTAACCTAAGAAAAGGGGATATCGCACGTCTAGTCTCTATGGACCGTATGGGTAACGGTGGTATCTTTAGAGGTACAGTTGAGATCGGTAATTACTCTTATGAGATCTGGACATATGCAGGTAGATATAAAGACCCTCAAACAGGTGCGTCTACAAAATATATCCCAGATGATAAAGTAGTGGTACGTGCTTCTATGGGTCGCTTAGACGCAACGTTCGGAGCCATCCCTGCGATCACTAGAGATAGTCGTGTGCCGGCTCAGCTATTTACACGTCTTATGGATAGTGCCGGTAGAATGGACCTCCAGACGAGAGGATGGATTACAGATGACGGGGAGACTCTTTTCGTTCAAGCTGGTACAAGACCACTTATGATCCCTACGGCGATCGACACTTTCGGGTGTTTAGACATCAACATTTAAGGGGTAAGATATGAGTAAATTACTAATAGCGTCGGCACTGGTAGCTCTATCAGTCGCCGACCTGGAGGCAGAGTTAAAAAACGTTTATCCGGCGGAAACACTAGAGGAAGCTTTAGGCCTAGAAAAGGCTAAAAGCGACTCTCGTAAGACTGCTATCGAAGCGTTAGAAGACTCGATTAAAGATATCGCAGAGGCAGCGGCTAAGGCAGAAGCAGACGCAGCAGCTAAGGCAGAAGCAGACGCAGCAGCTAAGGCAGAAGCAGACGCAGCAGCTAAAGGTCCAGTTATCGCAAAAGGTAAGTCTATTACGAGCCTTAAAGGTATTCTTTCAGAGGGGGACGCTGTTTCCCCGGAGCATTTTGCAGGCGGTCAAGAAACATACGACCACCTTAAAAAACGTGGGTTTATTGAGTAATGGGGTTACGTAGTAAAGCTGAGTCGGACTTACAGTTTATCCTAGAGGATAGTACTGCCGGCTTCGGCTGGCCTATTATGATTACGGATCCGTCTTTATTGAGTAGTCAATTAACAGGTTTTTCCGACGATATATCTCAGATCATAGATCCGGATACGGGACAAGTTGTTAGCGGACGCTCTGCCTCGGTAGTATTGCGAATATCGTCTCTTTACGGGGCTGGATTTACTTCGCTCCCTAAAGGTATCGCAGATAATACGAATAAACCATGGTTAATTCAATTTGATGACATTAACGGCTTTACGCATAAATTTAAAGTAATACAATCAGATCCAGATAGGGCGCTGGGGATCGTATCGTGTATTTTGGAGGCCTACGATGCTTAGTGCTCTTATAGATAAACAAGATACGTTCGAGATTATCCGCGATCAGATCGCAGCAATCTTAGCGACTGAGGTAGATAATCAAAAAACCTTAGCAACCGCTGCCGCTAAAGATCCTTCATTGTGGAATTTTAAAGTATATAGTGAGAGGTCTAACCCTTGGGAGCTATACTTAAATGATAGTAGCGAAAAGACTCCGATCGTAAATGTTTGGTACGATAACAGCAGTTTTGATCCAGCGGCCAGTAATATAGTAGAGAGACAGGCTACGGAAGCCGTTTTTAATATAGATTGTTACGCAGTCGAGAACTCTTCTGACAACATAGCAGGGGGGCATAACCCGGGCGACAAAGAGTCGGCACTCGCCGTCCAAAGAGTATTGAGGTTAGTCCGTAATACTCTTATGGCAGCAGAGTACACTTATTTAGAACTCAGAGGGGTCGTTTGGCAACGTTGGACTCAGTCGGTTACTATGTTTCAACCTCAACAAGATAGAGGGAGTACACGCCCCGTTATAGCTGCCAGGATTGCATTTAGGGTTAAATTTAGCGAATTTTCTCCACAAATAAGCGGAAATGTGCTAGAATTAATATCAACAAAAGTAAGTAGAACCGATGACGGTCAGATCGTTATCGGAGCAGACTATGACCACACCACGTAATAAGGAGTAAGGAATGTCAGTTAGTACAGCGGTCGACACCTCGGCAGTAGCTAGAGTAGTCGGTATTAAAACGGATTTTAAAGATTTAAGAGGCGGCGGGGTGCTTTATTTACCTCAACGCGTGGCTATTGTAGGGCAGGGAAATACCGCTTCTACATTTACTACTACAAAACAACAAATTACGAGCGCACTTCAAGCGGCTCAACTTTACGGGTTTGGATCTCCTATCCATTTAGCCGCGTTACAGGTTTTCCCGACTAATGGAGACGGAGTCGGGACTATCCCGGTAACGGTTTATCCTTTAGAAGATGACGCGTCCGGAGTAGCAGCAGCGGGGGACATTACTCCTAGTGGTGCAGCAACGGGAGCGGCTTCTTTCGTGGTTAAAATTAACAATATCGAGTCGGCGCAGTTCGTAGTAGCGGCAGGGGACGCGGTCGCAGATATTACGGCTAAAATCACTACAGCGGTAGCGGCAGAGCTTAACCTGCCAATGACGGCGGCAGACGGTACGACTACGGTTAACTTGACGTCTAAATGGAAAGGAGCCAGCGCGAACGATCTCTATATCGAAGTAGAAGCGACTAGCGAAGATAGTAGCGGTATCACGTTCGCAATTACCCAGCCTACCGGCGGATTAGTAAATCCGGATGTATCGACTGCTCTCGATCAGGTAGGGGACGTATGGGAGACTATGGTTCTTAACTGTTTAGACATTGCAGATACTACTACTTTAGACTTATTTTCAACGTTCGGAGAGGGTAGATGGGGTGCGCTCACACGTAAGCCTCTTATTGTGTTTACAGGTAACACGGCTACAACAGTATCCTCTGCGACAACAGTATCAGACGCACGTAAAACAGATAGAACGAACGCACAGCCAGTAGCCCCAGGCTCAAACGACTTACCTTTTGTAGTGGCAGCGCGTCAATTAGCCCGTATTGTTAAAGTGGCGAACAATAACCCACCGAGGGATTACGGTAGCCAAGACGCTACGGGTTTAACGCCAGGCGCAGACGGTGATCAATGGGACTCCACACAGAGAGACGCGGCGGTTAAAGCGGGATCCTCTACTATTGAGGTAAAAGACGGAGTAATTAATATTTCGGATACTGTTACTTTTTACCACCCGGACGGAGACCCTTTACCGGCTTACCGTTACGTATGTGATATCGTTAAGTTACAGAATATTATCTTTAATCTTAATCTTATTTTTGCTACAGCAGAGTGGGACGGTGCGCCTCTAATTCCAGACGACCAGCCGACTATTAACCCGGAAGCTAAACAGCCTAAAATGGCAGTAGCAGCAGCGAACGCGCTTATCGATAGTTTAGGGCTAAATGCGATAATCAGCGACCCGAAAACGGCTAAAGAGAACACGGTAGCACAAATTAACGAGCAGAACCCTAAACGTCTGGACGTAGCTCTCACTGTGCAGTTAAGCGGTAATACGAACATTATCTCGGTAGATTTAAACTTCGGTTTTTATTTCGGTACAGCTACAACAATAGCGTAAAATTAAAAGGAGTAAATTATGGCAGCGATAGGCGGAAGTATTGAGTCGATCTCTTTAAGAGGTCGCCTTTTCCCGGTAGCGGCGGACGCAGAGTCTCAGCGTAAGCTGGGCGGTTTTGAGAATGAGGTACAAGCAAACGGAAACGGCACGGCGCGTATTATTAAAACAAGAGTACCCCTAAGCCTTGACGGGCTTACTGTGGATGTGGATGATGCAAGAGGCGACCATGAGTTTTTACAAGACTTATCGGACGCTACGGACTATTTTCCAATTTCGATTACGTATGCGTCGGGAGTAACTTACGGGGGTACTGCGATAATTACCGGAGAGCTACAAACAAGTAGCCAAAGTGCGACAGCTGCGCTCTCACTTATGGGACCAGGTGTACTTACAAAACAATAGGAGAATTAAAATGGCTGACAACAAAATAAGTTTAGAAATGGCAGAGCAGGAGTTCATGCGTTTTGGCGACGCGATGGATCTAGATTTTGATACCGATTTTATGGACGAAGAGGACCGCAAGGGGTTTGAAGCAAATAAAAGACGTATCGTAAAAGCGATTATGTCGGGAGCTATGGTTGTCAACGACGACGGCTGCCCAGTATACACACCACAAAAAGCAGTCGGGGACGTTAATGCGATCACATTTTACGAGCCTACAGGTGCTACTTACATGGCGATGGACCGTAAAAAGAAGACCGAGGACATGGGTAAAATGATAGCAGTAATGGCGGATTTTACGCAGACTAGCTCGGGTATTCTTTCTAAAATGAAAAACTCAGATTTTAAAGTGTGTTTGGCGGTAACTCTTCTTTTTTTGGGGTAGTTAAGACACCTTTAGTCCGTCACGGTGAGAATCAAAAGATACCAAAAGGAGAGCACACCGCGGGGGTGGTGTATCAAGAGATGCTCCTCCAAATTGCCCGAGATTATCAAGGGCTACCAGACATTAGAACTCTTCGAGCGTTTGAGATCCGTTTCTTTTATAATGGGTTACGTTCGGAATTAAAACAGCATACAAAACCAAAGGGGTAAACTATGGCAGGGCGATTTAGCGTTGAGGCAGTTTTTAAAGCTATTGATAGAGTTAGTGCCCCGGTTACGCGTATGCAAAATAAAGTAAACAAAATGACTCGCTCAATGGAGTCTGGCCTTAGGAGAGTAGACAGACAGTTAAGCTCTCTTACGGGGGGACTTATGAAAGCGGGGGGTGCGGCCATTAAATTCGGGGTCGTAGGGCTAGGTGCCGCCACCGCAGCGATCACATATTTCACGCACGAATTTTCGAAGATAGAAAACGCCGAAGCAGCCTTTACTCCTCTTTTAGGTGGGGCTAAACGTGCCAAAGAGTTAGTAGATGAGCTAAACAATACAGCTGCGTCTACCCCGTTTCAATTTGAGACGCTCGCAGGCTCTGCCAATCAGCTACTCCCGGTAATGAACGGGAATATAGAAGAGACTATTAAGACCGTAAGAATGTTAGGGGATACAGCGGGCGGAAACGCTCAAAAGCTAGACTCTATTACACGTGGTTTTACTAAAGCGATGCTTAAAGGTAAAGTAGACATGGAGTCTCTTAATATGATCGCC